TATAAATAGAACAGAAGGAATGAATTACCATGATTGAATCAGTAGCAGATATCGCAGAAGTTTACCAGCCCGATGCCGAGGGTGGTTATAAGGTCGTTGGTCAAGATGCGTCGTCGCTGTGGGTTCCTAACGCCCCCGGCAACCGTCACTTTGCTTTGGTGGAAGAGTGGCTCACCACTAATAGTCTCGATGAAGAGGACTATGCACCCAACCTTGCTGAAGCCAAGACCAAGCGGTATGAAGGAGTCAACGCCGAGGCGTGGCAGTTGCTTCACCCGACTGATTGGTATGATATCCGTGAAGCTGCGGGTGGTACATCTACTCCTGTGAATATTGCTGAATATCGAGAGTCAGTTCGTGATACAAGTAACACAGTCGAGAACGACATTAATGCTCTTACTACTGTCAATGAAGTGAGAGATTATACATTCTCTTGGCCCATCGTCCCGTAAACTACTATGGCAAACAGTGCTATTCAATCACAATCGCTTGAAGTTGATCCTGTTGTTATTCCTGGTGGGTTACGCAACCGAATTATCAACGGCCAGTTGGATATTTGGCAGCGAGGAACTTCATTCAGTGGACCGACAGGGTTTACAGGAGGAGGATCAGTTTTCCTTGCGGCAGATCGTTGGAATTCAAGTGCTAGGGGAGGCGCCCCGGCGGTCCCCATTGGAAATGTAACGGCCAATCAGATAGATCAAGTTACTTTTGATCCGGGTCAAACAGACGTTCCAGACAACCCTACTTTCTATCTTCAGAGACAAGTTGTTATCGTTGGTGGTGGATCTGACGACGCATCAATTCTTGGATCGTTGATCGAAGATGTTCGAACCTTTAACGGGCAGAGAGTAACGCTTTCGTTCTGGGCTAAAGGTGATTCTGGTAGCTTAGCGGTAAATTTAGGTCAGCGTTTTGGAGCGGGTGGTTCGCTTGGAGGCATCACCCCGGAAGAATCCTTTTCGGTATCGCCAACGTGGCAAAAATACATTTTCTTTTTTGACGTTCCGAGCATCGCTGGTAAAACTATTGGGGCAGGTGGCGGAGGGTTGCAAGTACGCTTTTATTCTCATGCTGGTAACGCAGTTTTCACTTCTGGATTGCCGATAAATTATACAGGAGAATTTTGCATCACTAACGTTCAACTTGAACTAGATGAAGTTGCAGATCCCAAATTTGAAGTACGCCCGTTTGCTCTTGAGTTACGACTGGCCCAAAGATATTTCGAAATCAATAATAGAAGTGAATCAAATTTTGCAACGTTAGGCATACCCGCAGGAACACAGACCAATGAATTTTGGGTCAATTTCAAAGTAACTAAGCGAGTCATACCAGTAATAAATTTCAATTTTGGTTTGGATCCACCAAACACTTCACATATTGCCTCAGCTTCAATCACTCGAATTGAAATTGATGGATTTCGTATTAGCTATGATCCCACAATTCAAGACGATGCTAATATAACTTCTCGACAAGCAGATGACACAACCGTTGGTCCTTGGAGTGCAGCCGCAGACTAATAATGGCTAACAGTGCAGCACAATTTGAAACTCTGATAACAACACCTGAATTGCTCCCTGGTGGTATGCGTAATCGTCTTATCAATGGACAGTTTGACCATTGGCAGAGAGGTCTAAGTTTTAATGCACCACCAGGAGTACTACCGGCCGGCTCAGGTTTCTATACTGCTGATCGTTGGAAGTGGCAGTTCTCTCCCGACGGTGCAACGTTTGATCTGGCTATAAGTAAAGTTGAGCAGGCTACTTTTGATCCTGGACAGACTGAAGTACCAGACAACCCGACGTTCTATATGAAATGGAGAGGAGCGTTTCTCGGTGCTTCCAATGGCGACGAAGAACTCAGTATGATTAAACAGATAGAAAATGCTAGAACACTTGCTGGTCAAAAAGCTACGCTTTCATTCTGGGCTAAGGGTAATTCTGCTGGAACTATCTTAGTAAGTACACGTCAGAATTTAGGCATCGGGGGTGATATTTCTGACTTCCCGATTTTCGTGCCAGTAGCTCTTACAACCTCTTGGCAAAAATTTGTTGTTGTGCTGGATGTTCAATCTATTGTCGGAAAAACTCTAGGTGCAAACGACCAATTCTTGTCGTTGCGATTTACCAGTATTCTGGGACCAGTCGTTGCAGCACTAACAAATAGTATCACAGTCAACTATACTGATACTATCAGCTTAGCTAATGTTCAATTCGAAGAAGGTGATATTGATGATCCTGAATTTGAAGATCGAGATGTAGGATTAGAGTTAATCATGTGTCAAAGATATTATGAACTTGCAAACCGAGAAGAATCGAATTTCGCAACGATAGGTCTGACCAATGAGATGTGGCATAATTTCAAAGTCACAAAGCGAGTAGAACCTTCAATCATCTATAACTTCTTTGAGAACCCATCGACTTCCCCTAACATTGTGGCAAGTCCAATCGTTGAATTCAGTAAGATTGATGGATTCGGTATACGTTATGAACCAGTGAATACCGCTGATGCTACAATTATAGCTGCCAATGAGAGTCCAGGTCTTACTAGAGGTCCTTGGTCAGCAGATGCAGAGCTTTAACCATGGCTAACAGTGCAGCATTATTGAAATCGTTCGTTGGTCCCGTCGGGGATACTGTTGGCGGCCTTCGAAACAAGATCATCAATGGTGGTTTTGATATTTGGCAACGTGGAGTCGGCCCGTTCGTTCCCGCGTTTTTACCACCACGAATTTTTACTGCCGATAGATGGAATCTAAACGCTACCGGCACGGGCACGACGACGGCAACTGCTGAGCAAAAGGAATTTGCTGACGGTCAAACAGAGGTGCCCGACAATCCTGAATTTTACATTGAGTATCAAGTATTCGATACCGCTGTAGATGGGTCCGCAGCATCTTCCTTGAGTCAAGCTATTGAAAACGTTGGAGTGCTTACGGGGCAAAGAGTTACAGTTTCATTCTGGATGAAGGGTAGTGTTCCAGGTATTATTGCCATCACGCTATCGCGGGGGTTTGGACTAGGTGGTAGTCCCCGTGTTATTAATCCAATTGCTGAACCAACCAAGTTTGTCAACATCACAACAGACTGGCAAAAATTCGTTGTAAAGTTGGACGTACTCGACGACGTGGGTAAAACTTATGGTCCTCATGAAACATCGGCGTCAGGGTTAAATTTCTCTACCGAAGCACGGGGCCACGATCCCCTAGACGTTCAGCCAAAATATACTGGTTTCGTTTCGCTAGCCCAGGTGCAACTTGAAATTGGTGACATTGATGATCCTAAGTTTGAGAAACGAGACATTGGATTTGAATTGCAGTTGTGCCAGAGATACTATGAAATAGCCCACCGAGGCGAATCAAATTTTGGAAAAGCTACACTGACTAATGAAATGTGGATAAATTATAAAGTTGAAAAACGAATACCACCAGCAATCAATTTTATTTTACGAGAACAAGGTCCTACATCAAGTCATCTAGCTCCTGGTTATCTAGTTCAGTTTAACTTTACCGATGGATTCAGCATCAAGTATGCTCTTAGCCCTCTATTTGCTCCATTTCGGGATGTCAATCTCTCTACAGCAACGGATCCTGGTGGAAGTAGATTATCAGCACCGTGGACTGCTGATGCCGAATTATAATGGGAATATTTATTCATCATCCTGACGGTCACTTCATAATCAACGGCGAAAAATTCAGTGAAGAAGTCTTCCTATCTGTGCAACCTGATTACGAAGGAAGTCTCGGCCGCTATTACGAACAGGGAAAGCACGAAACTTGGATACAGGGAGACATCTATATCAATCGTCTCTCAGATTTCCAAGCTGCTAGAGCTGACGATCGACAAGCGGATTCCGATGCGAAAGCTGCTGCCAAGCAAGCGATTTTCGATGACCTAGACCCCGCTGCGAAAAGACGATTACACAATCCCTCAAATTCTACCATGATTGAGGCGCTTTGGCGTCACATCGTCGAAGGCGGGGACCTAGATATTAGTGGTTGCAACGCAATCCAAGCACAAAGAGAT